TGCGCGAGTACAGCCCCAAGCATCCGCCCGTTGCCCCGCGAGGTTACATCCTCGTAGAGGCCCGGACGACAAAGTACGGGTATCAATATTATAAGTATGTAGTCGATCCAAGATCAGAACACAAGCGGAACGGGAGCCGCTTAAATTAAACCTTGTATATGCGTAAGGTTTTAAAACGAAAGGGTGATAGGGACGAGCGACTACTGGCACAGGGAGTATATCTGCCCATTCTGGCAGGCAGCCGGGAAAAAGACGATACGCTGCGAGGGAGAATGCGTGCTCGCATTTCCTGAGAGGCGGGAGACGTCAGACTACATCACGCGATACTGCGCCAGCTTTGACTACGTGCGGTGCAGCATCGCGGCGGCGAAGCTCCGATACTACGAAAGAACAGAATGAGAGCCGAAGCGCATGCGGAACGCCGTATGCGCTCATTCTGCGTGCGTGGGGTGAAAAGATTTTCCGGATACGCTATGCTGAAAAGCAGAAGGGAGGCGTGAGCCATGGCGAGGAAACCGAAGTATGAATCCGTGGGGCAGATCGAAGGGCTGATCGAGGCGTATTTTGAGAGCTGCAAGGGAGAGATCCTGCGGGATGAGGACGGGCGCATCGTTTTCAACCAGAAAGACGGGACTCCGGTCTGGGTGGGGCGGAAGCCGCCGACGATCCCGGGGCTTGCGCTGGCACTGGGCTTTTCCAGCAAGCAGAGTCTGTATAACTACAAGGCCAGGAAAGAATTTATGGACTCGATTTCGCGCGCGCAGACGCGCGTGGAACAATATACGGCCGAAAGACTGTTCGACCGGGATTCTCAGCGGGGCGCGCAGTTCGCGCTGGAGTATGCGTTCCGGTATCGCAGAGACGCCGGGGACGAAAAGCAGGAGACCGGCGGAACGCGGATCCTGCTGGAAAATGACGCGGAGGAGTCCAGCGAATGAAGACGTTGGATCTTGGAACTGCGCAGCCGAAGCAGGTGCTTTTCCTGAAAGACAAGCACAGGCATATCGCCTACGGCGGCGCCCGCGGCGGTGGGAAGAGCTGGGCTGTGCGCGTGAAGGCGATTTTGCTTGCCAGCAAGTATCCCGGTATCAAGGTGCTGATCGTCAGAAGGACATACAAGGAACTGCAGAACAACCACATTGCGCCGCTGCAGGGGATGCTGCATGGGATTGCGAAGTACAACAAGACGGACAAGGAATTCACATTCCCGAACGGTTCGAAGATCTCCTTCGGCTACTGCGCAAAGGAAAGCGACGTCGGACAATACCAGGGCGCAGAATACGACGTGGTATTCCTGGACGAGGCCGGGCAGATGCAGAAATCGTGGATCGATGCGATCAATGCTTGCGTGCGAGGAACGAACGGATTTCCAAAGCGGACGTATTATACGCTGAACCCCGGCGGCCCGGGGCATGCGTATTTCAAGCGGGTGTTTGTCGACCGGAACTTCAACGACGATGAGGACCCGGATGATTACTTTTTCATTCAGGCGAAGGTACAGGACAACAAGGCGCTTATGAAGGCGCAGCCGAAGTACCTGCGGGAACTGGAGAAGCTGCCGCCGGCGCGCCGCGCCGCATGGCTCGAGGGCCGGTGGGACGCATACGAAGGGCAGTTTTTTGAAGAGTTCGTGGACGACCCAAAGCATTACACGGACCGGCGCTGGACGCATGTCATCGAGCCGTTTGAGATTCCGGACGGATGGACGATCTGCCGGAGCTATGACTTCGGCTACGGGAAGCCGTTCTCCTGCGCATGGTGGGCAGTTGACTATGACGGGACGATCTACCGGATCATGGAGCTGTACGGCTGCACGCAGACACCGAACGAGGGCGTCAAGTGGACGCCGGATCAACAGTTCTCGGAGATCCACAAAACAGAGACACAGCACCCTTGGCTGAAGGGGAAGAACATCCTCGGCGTGGCAGATCCGGCGATCTGGGACGCGTCACGCGGCGAGTCGATCGCAGATACCGCAGCGCGGTACGGCGTATATTTCACGAAGGGCGACAACGAGCGGATCGCGGGGTGGATGCAGTGCCACTACCGGCTGCAGTTTGACGAGGACGGATATCCGCGGATGTATGTCTTCAACACCTGCAGGGCGTTCATCCGGACGATCCCGCTGCTCATCTACGACGAGCACAAGGTAGAGGATCTGGATACGACGATGGAAGACCACGTCGCGGACGAATGGAGATATTTCTGCATGTCGCGGCCGATCAAGCCAATCCGCGCGGTGAAAGAGCAGCGGATCATTTTTGATCCGCTGGACATGATGAAACGGAGGTAAGGCCATGCTGGCACCACAACTGACGGAGACTGAGAAGCAGACCATGATGACGGAAGTCTTTCTCGGATACAACCACAACCTCGAGCTGGCGGACGGAGAGTTTTATGACATGGAGAATCTGTCGGCGGATGATTATCCGCTGCTCGCGCCGCGGCCAAGGCGGGGGACGGCGCAGGCGATCGAGGGCGTGCAGGGGATTTTGGCGAAGGATGCACTGTGCTGGGTGCAGAACCAGGTGCTTTATATCAACGGCGCTTCGATGGAGGCGTATATGCCGTCCGTGTCGATCTCGGCGGGGGAAAAGCAGCTCATTTCCATGGGCGCGTATCTGTGCATCTTCCCGGACGGGATCTACTTCAACACCGAGAAGTATTCCGACAACGGGTACATGGGGCAGGAGAACACCGTCAACGCGGCAAGCACGAACATTGACATTTCCCTGTGTCTTGTCGACGGGACGGCGCTGACGGTCAGCTACACGCAGGCCAGCCAGCCGGAGAGTCCGTCGAACGGGCAGTACTGGCTCGACACGTCCGGCAAGCTCCACACGCTCAAGCAGTGGGCGGAGGCGACGAGCCAGTGGGTATCCGTGCCGACGGTGTATCTGAAGCTTTCCGCGAACGGCATCGGGAAGGGCTTTCAGCAATACGACGGCATCCGGCTTTCGGGGCTGACCGGAAACGAGCAGGTCGAGAAGCTCAACGGCAGCCAGATCCTGTACGACGTGGGCGAGAGCTATATCGTGATCGTCGGCCTCGTCGATGAGACGACGAAGGTGACGAGCGGGACCGTGAAGACGGCCCGGAAGGTCCCAAGCATGGACTTCATCACCGAGAGCGGGAACCGGCTGTGGGGCTGCAAGTACGGCGTGGCGGACGGCGAGACCGTCAATGAGATCTACTGCTGCAAGCTGGGGGACTTCAAAAACTGGGAGTGCTACCAGGGCGTGTCGACGGATTCATGGCGCGCGAGCTGCGGCACGGACGGGAAGTGGACCGGCGCGGCGACGCTGGCCGACAGCCCGATCTTCTTCAAGGAGGACTGCTTCCACCGGGTGTATCCGTCGGCGACGGGGGCGCATCAGGTGGTCGTGCAGAAATGCGCGGGCGTGCAGAATGGGTCGAGCAAGAGCCTGGTCGTGGTGGATGACCGGCTGTATTAGAAATCGCTGTTGGGCGTTTGCGTGTACGACGGGAGTCTGCCGAGCGAAATCGGAAGCTGCTTCGGGACGAAGCTGTATTACAACGCCGTGGCGGGCGGCGCCAGAGGGAAGTATTTCATCAGCATGGAGGATGAAGGTCATAACTGGTCGCTGTTCGTCTACGACACGAGAAAGGGTCTTTGGCACAGGGAGGACAGCACCCACGCAGAGGACTTTGCCCGGGTGGACGATGAGCTGTATTTCCTTGAGGACGGGACGCTCAAAACCGTGTACGGGAGTGTCGGGACGCTGGAAGGCCCGGTCGGCTGGATGGCGGAGACGGGGATCATGACGTATGGGCTGGTCGGGAAGAAGTATGTGTCCCGGATCAACCTGCGGATGCAGCTGCCGAAGGGGTCCTTCGTGGATTTCTGGGTGCAGTATGATTCAGACGGCGTGTGGCGGCACTGCGGGCATATCGAGGGCCGGGGGCTGCGGACCTTCCTGCTGCCCATCCGCCCGGCCAGATGTGACCACCTGAAGTTCCGGCTGACGGGGAAGGGCGAGATGAAGCTGTTCAGTCTGGCACGGGTGCTGGAAGCGGGGAGTGATGCGTAATGGGATCTTTGACACTTGCATACCCGTCGATCGCGGGGAAGACGACGCAGGAGCAGCTGGAGAGCATGCGGCGGTATCTGTGCAGCGTGACCGAGCAGCTGAACCTCGCCGACTGGTCGGCGAAGGCGACGCTGACGGAGATCTCGCAGGCCATCGACGCGGACAGCCTCTCCGAGGCGGAGAAGAAAACGACGCTCTCCGGCTATGGAGCGCTGAAAGCGCTCATCATCAAGACGGCGGACTTCGCCGCGGCGAACTCGGAGACGTGGTCGACGAAGCTGTCCGGCAGCTATGTGGCCATCTCGGACTTCGGCAAGTATCTCGAGAAGACACAGCTGACAATCGAGGGAAACTCCGTCGGCATCAAGCAGCTGTATGACTACACGGCGGGCGTCAACAACCAGTTCTCGGTGAACTCGCAGCAGTACATCAAGACGGGGCTGCTGTACTACAAGGACGCTGTGCCGGTCTACGGCGTGGGCGTGGGGAACATCGAGACGACGGTGACGGACGGCGGCGAGAACGTCATCGACCGGACGAAGAACGAGCTGGTGACGGTGACGCCGGACCGGGTGAGCTTCTGGCAGGACGGGCAGGAGGTCGCGTATTTAAGCGACAAGAAGCTGCATTTTCCGTCCGGGACGCTGGAGGCGGCGGGGGCGGTGCTGTCGGGGAAGATCACGGCGGCAGCCGACTCGACCTTCGGGCCGTGGACGATCTCGGAAAGCAGCATTTACCGCACGGCCAACGAATTTGGGGGCAGCGCGAGCATGTACTTCGGCACGAGCGGGCTTTCCATCAAGGACAAATTCAAGGTCGACGCGAACGGCAAGCTGACGTGCACGGGGGCGGAGATCGGCGGAACGATCAACGCAACGGATCTGAAGCTCGACGGTACGAGCATCCAGACGAAGCTCAAGCAGATCATGGATGAGATCAACATCATCAACAACGGTCTTGAGATCGCGGGCACAAACTTCTCGAACGGCACGATCGGCGGCGCGGAGGGCAGTCTGCAGTTTACGTCCTCCAGCTCGGCGGCCTATGCGGTCGACCTGTCCGGCCCGGCGGTGCGCGTGCGGTCGACGAGCGGTGATGTGTATCTGCAGAACGCGGCGGGGACGGCCAGCATGCAGATAAAATCGGACGGGAGCATCCGGTTTACCGCCTCCGGCGGCGTAAGCGGCATTACGCCGGTGTTCGGATAGGCAGGTGGTCTGAGTGGCAACGCTATCTGGCGCGTCGGGTACGCCGACAAGTATCACGCTGACGGTATCCGGCATGTCGTCCACGACGACATACAAGCGAAAATATGAATATATCCTGGCCGGACAGGTCATGGCGACCGTGACGGACTCGACTGCGGGCACGACGACGACCCACCGGGTCATTACTGGTCTGACACCGGACACGCTGTATATCTGCCGCGTGCGGATCTACAACAGCAGCACGGGGGCGCTTGTCGCCGAGACAAACTCCATCAGCGTGCGGACGCTGGCACAGTCGACCTCTCAGGCGACGGTCACCATTCTAAACTTCCTGGATAACCTGACGCAGCTGGCGAGCGGGTCCTTCAAAGGCGATATCGGAGATACGTTTTACATTTCGGCCGCGGGCACACAGTATCAGACGTACTCGCAGCAGTATCATTTCCTGTACTTCCGGCTCTCGTCGCAGAATTACAGCACGGAGCACGACGCGAGCTATCCAATCCCCATCCAGGAGGGGCAGACCGTCAAGGTCTACTACCAGAGCAAGACCACGACGATTCCAATCTACAACTACCTGGACGGGCAGCACACGCTGTCAGACGGGTCCGTCTCCGGCACGATCGGCAATTCGTTCTTCCTGTCCATGTCCGGCACGCAGTACCAGACGTATTCGCAGGAGTATGAATTCCAGTATTTCAGGCTCGCGTCGGAAGGGTATGCGACAAATCACGCGGCGACGGAGACGATCCCCATTACGAGCGGGCAGGCCGTGCGCGTGTACTACAAGACGAAGATCACGGCAGTCGCGCCGGTTATCAGCGGGGTCACGCTGACGAAGAACACGGCGACGATCACGTGGGACAAAAACGGCGGCGGGTACGGAAGCTGGACGCTCTACTGGGGAAAGACGAGCTATACGGCGATCGGATCGCAGTCGATCGGAAGCTCACCGGTGACGGTCTCGGGGCTGGAACCGGGCACGACGTATTATTTCTGGATCGTCAACAAGGCCGGGACGGACTCGAAGACGTCCAACACCGTATCCGGCGAGACGAAGGCACAGATCGCGGCCTTCGCGTGGACGAGCGACGATGCGGCGTATATCGCGGCGGGGAAGGCCGTGACATACCTGACGGCGGCGAGCTGGAACCGGCTGACGGCGAAGATCAACGAGGTCCGGGCCGCCAGAGGCTACGGGAGCATTTCCTTCACGACGGCCTACGCCGGGCAGACGATCACGGCGGCCATCTACAACGAGGCGGCAAACGCCATCGGGAATCTGGCAGGCGCGGGAAGCGTCAGCACGGTATCGGCAGGGACGAAGCTGGAAGCGACGTACTTTGCAAACAGCTATTCTGCGCTCAAGGAAGCGCTCAACCGGGCAATCAGCAGTTATAACGGATAGGAGGAGCTATGAATATCACAAAAGCAGTGGTGCAGCTGCGGGGGCGGCTGATCGAGGCCATCAACGAGGCGGGGCTGCCGCCGGTCATCGTGGGCTTTGTGCTGGACGGGATCCAGAACGAGGTGGCGAGACTCACGGCGGAAGACCTGCGGAAGGAGGAAGCGGACAATGCAGACAGAGCAGATGCAGACGACCATGCAGAATGACACGGCGAGCGGGCTGACGGCGCGAAAGGCCATCGGCGAAGAGCAGGCCAGAAAGGCCATGGACACGCTGCAGAAATACCGGCAGGGCAAGAGCGCGCTGGAGGCGCGGGTCATTGCTTCGGAGGACTGGTGGCGCATGCGCAGCTGGCAGCGGATCCAGAAGGGAAACCCGGAGGATGACAAGTGGACGTCGGCGTGGCTCTTCAACGTCATCATGGGCAAGCACGCAGACGCGATCGCGGCCTATCCGGCCCCGGCCATCCGCCCGCGGGAACCGGACGACCGGGAGGAGGCAGCGAAGCTTTCCTCGGTGCTGCCGGTCATTCTGGAACAGAACGACTTCGAAGAGGTCTATTCAGACAGCCAGTGGACGAAACTCAAGCAGGGCACGCTCATCTGGCACGTGAAGTGGGATTCTTCGAAGCTGAACGGCCTCGGGGATATCTCGGTGCAGCCGGTGGATATTCTGTCTTTCTTTTGGGAGCCGGGCGTGCGGGATCTGCAGAAGTCGAAGAACATCTTCCTGACGGAGATGGTGGACAACGATCTGCTGGTCGAGAAGTACCCGGAGCTGCGGGGAAAGCTTAACTCCAATCCGCAAATCCAGCAGAAGTACAACACGGACGACGTCATCAATTTTGACAACAAGTCGATGGTGGTGGACTGGTATTACAAGAAATATCAGAACGGACGGCAGGTGCTGCACTTTGCGAAGCTGGTGGGCGACACCATCCTGCAGGCGACGGAAAACGACACAGAGCAGCGGTATGACACGATGACCATGCCGGACGGCAGCATCGTGCAGCAGCCGGTCGGAAAGCCAATGGCGGAGACGGGCCTGTATGACGACGGGGAATACCCGTTCGTGGTCGACGCGCTGTTCCCGGTGGAGGGCAGCATTGCCGGGTATGGGTATATCGACATCGGCAAGTCGACGCAGGAGCAGATCGACCGGATGAACCAGGCGATCGTGAAGAACGCGATCATGACGACGACGCCCCGGTGGTTCAAGCGGTCGGACGGGTCGGTCAATGAGCAGGAGTTTGCGGACTGGACGAAGCCGTTCGTTCATGTGGATGGGAATCTGGGGCAGGACAGTCTACAGCCGATCCAGGTCAACATGCTCAACAGCAATTATATCGCCATTCTGCAGAACAAGATCGAGGAGCTCAAGTGGACAACGGGAAACACGGACGTCAACAACGGCGCGGCGAGCTCCGGCGTAACGGCGGCCTCGGCCATTGCAGCGCTGCAGGAGGCGTCCGGCCGGAGTAGCAAGGACTCCACAAAGTCGGCTTACCGGGCCTACGCGCGGATGATCCGGATGGTCATTGAGCGCATCCGGCAGTTCTATGATCTGCCGCGGCAGTTCCGGATCATCGGGCAGCGCGGGGCAGAGCAGTTCGTACAGTACAGCAATCAGGGGCTGCAGCCACAGACGCTCTACGGCGCGAACGGACAGCCGGACGGGCTGCGGAAACCGGTCTTCGACATTGAGGTATCGGCGCAGAAGGCAAGCGAGTACGCGTCCATGGCGCAGAATGAGCTGGCGCTGCAGTTCTTCCAGCTGGGGTTCTTCAACCCGCAGATGGTCGACCAGACGCTTGCAACGCTCGACATGATGGACTTTGACGGGAAGGACTCAATCATCCAGAAGGTCCAGGAGAACGCGGACTTGCAGCAGCGGCTGGTCGAGTGGCAGCAGTTGGCGCTGGCGTTGGCAGACCGGTACGATCCGGTCATGGGTGAGGGGCTGGCGCAGCAGATCCTGCAGGAGGGCGGACAGGCAGTCCCGCAGGCGAGCGCCGCGGCAGCAAAAAAGCCGGAGATCAACACCGGCGAGACGCAGGAGCCGAAGATCGTGGAGAATGCGCGCAAAAAGTCGGAAGAAAGCACGCAGCCGGGATAAGAACCGACGCACAAGCTCGGCTTGCGCGTCGGAAAGGAAGAAATGATCTCAGAGGATAAGAGCCGCCGCTTGCGGCGGCCCATTCCGGCGAGATTATTTCTGGCTGGCGTGGGGTGAAGTTGGGAAAAGTTTGTGCTACGATGATTTTAGAATAAACGCCAGAAAGGAATTTATAGCATGGAAGGCGAATTCACGGGCGCAGGCGCTCAGACCACGGGCGCAGCTGACGTCGCCGGTCAGCAGAGCGGGCAGGAGGCAGCCGCACAGGCGCAGGTGCAGCAGCAGCCGGCCAACGTCCCCGACGCTCAGGGACAGGGTACACAGGAAGAAACGTTTGACAGTCTGATCCGGGGCCGCTACAAGCAGGACTTTGATTCTGCGGTGCAGAAGGTCGTAAAGCAGCGCGTGCGCGGGCTGAACCAGTACAAGGGGCAGGCCGAGGCGATGGCACCGATCATTGACCAGCTGGGCGCGCTCTATGGGATCGACACGTCGGACCCGCGGAAGACGGACTTCGCGGCACTGGCACAGCGCTTTTCCGCTGACGAGCGGCTTTACAGCGCGGAGGCCATGGAAAAGGGCATGTCGGCGGACGCCCTCAAAAAGGAGTACGCCGGCAGGGCCGAGAATACGGCCATGCGGCGGCAGCTGCAGGAGTACCAGATGCGAGAAGCCTTCGCCGGGATCCAGGCAGACTTTGCCCGGGATGTGACGGCGCGGTACGGCGCGGATTTTGAGACCGAGATGCAGAACCCGGATTTTGCGCGGCTCATGGGCGCGGGCGTGCCGCCGAAGACGGCCTATGAGGTCATCCACAAGCAGGAGATCGCACAGGCACAGGCGCAGCTGGTGGCGAACCAGGCGCGGGAGAACGTCATGCGGACCATCCAGGCGCAGGGCGCGCGGCCGCAGGAGATCGGATCCGGCGCTGCGGGCGGAGAGAACGTCCCGATGAAAACACACTGGTCACGCGCGGAGGTGGAGGACATGCGCCGCCGCGCGGCAAGAGGGGAACGAGTGATCCCCTGAGAAAGGAGATAGGAAATCATGTTTAAATCCAAAGTCGGATTTCAGTTTTTTGCTGACGCCGGTACGCTCGTCAACGCGACCGGCAACTACGTAAACGCAGGCACCGGTCAGACGACCGCATTCAGCGGCAACGACACGCTCGCGCTGACCATGAAGACGTTCTACGACACGCAGCTGCTCGAGAACGCACGGCCGAACCTCGTGCATGCGCAGCTGGCAGGCCGTCAGGCGCTGCCGCGCAACCATGGCAAGACCGTGGAGTGGCGCAAGTGGAACACGCTGCCGGATGCGGAGGAGCTGACCGAAGGCGTCATCCCGACCGGCCAGAAGATGGGACAGACCAGCATGACCGGCGCACTCAAGCAGATTGGCCTGTATGTAACGGTTTCCGATCAGCTCGAGCTGCATGCGCTGGACAACGTCATCCTCGGCGCGACCGAAGAGCTCGGCGCTTCCGCCGGCACGTCCATCGATAAGCGCGTGCGCGACGCGGCCGCGGCAGGCTCGAATGTGCAGTACTGCGACAAGGTTGCAACGGGCGGCGCGCATACGGAAGTCACTAGCCGTGCGGGCCTCGACCTGACGGCCAAGCTGACGCCGGACGAGGTCAACAAGGCCGTGACGACGCTGAAGAAAATGAAGGCTCCGAAGATCGACGGCAAGTATGTCGCGATCATCCATCCGTCGGTCGCATACGACCTGCGGTCCTCGAACGCATGGGTCGAGGCGCACAAGTATGCAGACGTCACGCCGCTGTTCTCGGGTGAGATCGGCGAGTTGCACGGCGTGCGCTTCGTCGAGACGACGGAAGCGAAGATCTTCAACAACTCGACCTGCCCGGTCAAGACTGCAGCGGCTGACGGAAACCCGGCGGTCTACTACAGCGTGTACGCGACGCTGTTCCTCGGCAAGGACGCATACAAGATGATCGACCCGGAGGGCGGCAATCTTGAGATGATCATTAAGAACAAGGGACAGATCGGCGGCCCGCTGGATCAGTTCTCTACCGTCGGCTACAAGGCCGAGATGGCGGCAAAGCTGCTGTATGAGGACCGCATGGTCCGCGTGGAGAGCTGCAGCGCATACTCCGGCACGGACGAGGCAAACTGAGAAAGGAGCACATAACATGACAACGAAAGAGACCGCCACGGCGGCTGTACAGGCAAACCCGGAAGACGTGTGGAACGTCATGAAGACGATCTACCTGCCCCGCGGGCAGGGAAATGAGGAGCAGAGCCGCTTCGTGGCGGTAAACGGACGGACGTTTCAGGTGCCGAAGGGCAAGGACGTGCAGGTCCCGCTGCCGGTGTATGAAGTCCTGATGAACGCGCGGATGGCGGAGGAGGAAGCCTTCCGCCGCGCGCAGGCGGACAACTGACAAGTGAATGCCCATGACGGCAGGAAGCAGAGGAAGGGGCAGAAATGCCCCTTCTTTTGGTAAGGAGGAAAAATGAAAATTCGGGAAGCGATCGAGACGGTCGACCGGTTACTGTCGAACCAGTACGAGACGCCGGATAAGGTCCGGTGGCTGTCGGAGCTGGACGGAATCGTGTATCGGGATATCATCTGCACGCACGAGCACGAGAAGGAACCGGAGCCGTTTACGGGCTACGGGGAGGACGTGGACTTAGAGACACAGCTTCTGATCCCGTGGCCGTATGATGAGATCTACCGCTGGTATCTGGGGATGAAGATCTGCGACGCCAACGGGGAGACGACGAAGTATGCGAACGAGGCGGCGAAGTACAACAGCTACTATCAGGGGTACTTCAATGCCTACAATCAGGCGTACATGCCGAAGCAGTACGCGACACATTTCAAGCTTTAAGGCGGTGAGACTATGAGCGTATATCGAGTAGAGTCGGGCGGCAGGGCCCCTGCGGGGCTTTCGACCGGCGACGAGGTCGTGACCGGCGGCGGCACGTACCGCATCACGGGCGTGAACGCAGACGGCAGCTACCAGTCGCAGCTGGTGAACAAGAACCAGACGACGAGGAACTACGGCGGCAGCTATCAGACCAGGAACAGCCCTTACACCATGTCCGGCGTGTCGGACTACACGAGAAGCAAGCTGAACGGGCTGGAGAGCGGGTACACGCCGTCGGGCAGCGTACAAGCGGCGCAGGCGTATCTGGAGCAGGTCAAGGCCAGCAAGCCGGGCGCGTATCAATCGCGCTGGGACGATGAGCTGACGAGCCTGTATGACCAGATCCGGAACCGGAAGAAATTCAGCTATGACATGGGGACGGATCCTATGTACCAGCAGTACAGGGAGCAATACCAGCGTCTCGGGCGGCTTGCCATGCAGGACACGATGGGGCAGGCGGCGGCACTCACGGGCGGCTATGGCTCAACATACGGCGAGCAGGTAGGCCAGCAGGCGTACAATGCGTATCTGCAGAACCTCAACGACATCGTGCCGCAGCTGCAGCAGCAGGCATATCAGCGGTATCAGGATGAGGGGACGGACCTTTATAACCAGTACAGCCTCGTGAAGGGCCGGGAGGATACGGACTACGGCCGGTACCGGGATACGGTCAGCGATTATTATTCGGATCTTTCGGATGCGCGGAGCGCGTACAACTCGGAACGGTCGCTGGACCAGAGCCAGTGGGCGACGATGCTCGACTACTGGGCGCAGAAGGCAAACAACGAGAACGCAGCCTACCTGCAGGCGCTGGCGGCGGAGCAGGCCGCGGCGAAGAAATCCGGCGGCGGAGGCGGCGGTGGGAGAAGCAGTTCATCTTCAAAGCTGAGCGACAAGAAGAACAACACGCTTGCAAAAGCGGCGCAGGCGTACCGGGCAAAGAACCCGAATGTATATCTGGACAGCCGGACGCTGGACAACTACCTCAACAGCAAGGGCTACAATGCGCTGGAGTCCAATACGTTCAAGGCGTATCTGGAATACTACGGCGCGACGTATCTACGGCAGCGGTAACGGAGGGAAGCATGGGACGAATCACACTGACAGAGGAACAAAAGCGGATTGCAGAGAGCATCCGCAGCGGACAGGGAGCCAGCACACAGCAGGCTCCCTCCGCCTATCGCGGCGGAAGAATCACGCTGAACCAGAAGCAGATCCAGATCGCGAGCAAGTACGGCCTGCCGAACCCGGACTACGGGAAGAACGCGCAGAGCACGCAGACGACCGTAGACGATCCGCTGCATAAGCAGTATGCAGCGTTTATGGCATACCAGAACGCCGTGCGGGAGGCGGAGCTTGCGCAGATCGAGCCGGGGGCCGCGCTGAAGGGCCGGGCGAGCGGGGAGAAGAAGACGGAGAATGCGGGGGCGGCTATCAGCGGGAAGGTCTCGCAGCAGGAATATAGCCGGTCTTCCGCGATGCAGACGCAGTACGGGACGTACCAGAATTATCTGCGCGGCGTGGAGGCGGCGCAGGGGCTGAAGCTTGGGACACTGGCGCTGCAGGGACAGAGCGCACTGCTGGCCGGCCGGTTTGCGCCGGCCACGCAGCAGGTGCGGGGGGACGTGGATGCGCAGAACCGGCGTGCAAAAGCGGCGCAGACCGTGCAACGGGATCAGGTGCGCGGGATGCGGCGGACGTCGCAGGAGCTGGACAAGCAGATCGAGGCGCTGGAGATCGAACAGGCGGACACGCATTTCTCCGGGACCGGGCTTTCGGAAAATGGGAAGAGCGTGACGCAGCTGCAGAACGAGATCGACGTGCTGAAGGAGCGCAAGGCGCAGGTCGACAGCCAGAGCGTGCTGGCCCGGGCACAGGAGGCGATCGGGAACCTGAGCGAGGAAGACCAGAATCTGCTCCGGCAGTACCGCGGGCAGGAACTGAACGGATATCAGGTGCGGGCGTATGCAAAGTACGACGCGAAGACGGCACTCAACGAAAAAGGCTACAGCGACGACACGCTCAAGCGGCTGGCGGAATGGCAGAAGGTGCTGGACGATTACGACAACGCACAGAAACTCGATCAGGCGGCGCAAGAGATGGGAAGCGGATCCTTCGCGGGGAAAGCTGCGGCAACGCTGTTCTCTGCGGCGCTGGCGCCCGGAAAGGCACTGGGCAATGTGGAGTCGCTGCGCGGCGTATTGCCGAAGTGGGCGGGCGGCTATCAGAACGAGGATATGCCGACGAACATCTACAGCCCGGCGTACAACGCGTCGCGTCTGTCCTCCGGCATTCGGCAGAGCGTGATGCAGAATATGAACCCGACGGGGCAGTTCCTCTATCAGGCGGGCACGTCGGCGCTGGACAGCGCGGTCAACATGGCGGTCTCGACGGGGCTCGTCGGAACCTTTGGCGGCGTGGCCGGTGCGGGGGCGAAGGACGCGGTCGCGGAGACGATGAACTGGGTGATGGGCTCGCAGGTCGCGGCGGACTCCGTGTATGAGGGGATCCAGAACGGCAAGTCCAACGCGGACGCGCTGGTCGACGGTATCGTCGAGGGCGCGATCGAGGGCTTCACGGAAAAATACTCCGTGGGCGATATCATCGAGAACATGTTGAGCGGGAAGGCCGTGTGGAGGAAGGCACTGCGGTCGTTCGCGTCGGAAGGCGCGGAAGAGATCGCGTCCAACTGGCTCAACCGTGCGTATGATGTGGTAGCGAAGCATGACCGGGGTGAGGTCATGACGGCCTACGCAAATTATATCGCAGAGGGCAGGACGCCGGCGCAGGCGCTGGCGGCGATGGTTGGAGACTTCGCAAAAGAAGACAGCCTTTCGTTCCTCGCAGGCGGCCTGTCCGGCCTTGCCATGTCCGGGACGTATGCGGGCGTGAACCGCGTGATTTTGGAGGCAAACGTCACGCAGACGGCCAGAGCGGTCATCGAGGCGGGCGAAGTGCAAGACGTCATCGACTATGGAATGGCGCAGGAAGAGGGCACGAAGGCGCACCAGCTGGCCGAGGAACTGCAGCAGACCGTGGACGATGGCGGCGAGGTGACGCAGAAGGCCGTGGAGAACACGCTGCGTGAGGTGGCGAAGGAGCAGCAGGCGGCCGTGGACGAAGGGCAGGAGCCGCGCGTGCCGGAGACGCTGACCAGACTCGAGCAGCTGCAGGAACAGGCCCGGCAGGAGCAGGAGCAGAATCGGGCACAGCAGAGCGTCCAGGCGGTGCAGCAGGCCCAGCAGGCGGCGCAGCGGCAGTACGACCAGGACAGCTTATTTGCGCCAATTCCGGGGACAGAGAACATGGGAGAGCTGGATCCGGTACAGTATGCCCAGCGGCAGACGGCGGACGCGGAGCAGGCGCTCGATGAAGCCGCGCTGCAGCAGGAGAAACAGTATCTGCAGACGCAGGCCCAGAGAGCGGGCTACGACGAGCAGACGGCGGCGTATTTCCTGAACGGGAACACGACGGGCATGCCGGCGGAGCAGTATGCGCAGAGCTTCGGACTGGTCTATGAGCAGGGCAGACTCGGCGCGAGTGAGCAGCGGGCGATGCGCTACGCCGAAGGAATGAATCAGGACGTGGCGGCAGCCGCCTATCGAGCGGGCCTTGCCGCAGGGCAGAAAGGGGTAAACAATGGCAGTATCGAGGTTACTGATGAAGGACAAGTCGGGCAGGCTGGTCAGCGTGCCGAAGGACAGGCTGGAGGCGTTCGCCAAAGCACAGCACAGCAGCAAAGAGCTGACACCGGAAGAAAGAGAGCGCAGGGTGCGCGAGATCTCGCAAAGACTTGGGATGAAGTAACGCTTTCGGAGCTCGGCTTTGGAAAGGACAACACGCAAAAAGTGCGTGTCATGCCGAAGGGACAGGAGGCCAGAAGCGAGGATATCCAGGCGGCGGAAAAGTTCTTCCGGTCGATGGGCGTGCAGAACGCGCGGTTCTTCACCGGGCAGCTGACGCAGGAGATCGATGGGCAGACGTTTTATGCGGACGCTGCCGTGACGGAGGACGGCTCCGTGCTCATCCGGGCGGACAGCGAGGAGTATTCTGCGTTCGAGCTGGCGAAGCACGAGGGATATCACCTGCTTGTTAAGCGCTGGCCGGAGATGGCGGCGAAGATCCAGAAGCGGCTGCTGGGCGAGGGCAAGATCACAAAGGAGATGATCGAGAGCTATGTGGACGCATACGCCGGGATCTACGGCGACGACACGGACGCCTACGTCGAAGAGATCATCGCGGATACCTACGCCGGCATGAACCGAACGGACTACGGCACGAACAAGCTGCGCGCGGACGTGAAGATGGAGGTCGGCCAGTGGCAGAAAAAAACCGGCAGCGCGAGAGCGCCGCCGGCGAAGATGTCGATTGCACAGGATTTCAAAAGCAGAGTGGCGGAATGGTACAAGTCCGGGATGCCGGAGGGCACGTCCTTTGCGCTGGGTGAGACCGGCGCGACGCTGCAAGGGCTGGGGGCAATCGAAAGCGATATTTATATGAACGGCGAAAAGATCAGCACCATTCTGAAGGAGCATTCGGAAATGACGATCCGCGAGATCCAGCGGATCCCGGAGATTCTGGACGATCCGGTTCTGATTCTGAAAAGCAAAAACAATGCAAGAAGCCAGTACGGAAACAGCCGTCTCGTGATGTTCGGTGCGATAAAGGCGCAGGACGGACGGAACATTATGTGTGTCCTCGATCTGCGGCCAACAGAAAATGGGCTGCTGATTGACGATATGCAGAAGGTATCCAGCGCGTACTCGAAGGACGTGGCACCAGAAAACTTCATAAAGCGGAGTTTCATTCTGTTTGCAGACGAAAAAAGAACCATCCCGCTTCTTCGCGGCATGGGCTTCAAAATGCCCATGTCCCTTCTGCGGAATGGTTCTATAGGTAGTATATCCTATGAGGGCAAAAGTGTCAACCTGCGCGGAGAAAAATTTTCAGATGTTGTAAGTGTTGAAACTACGGCGGACAACAAGCCGTCGGTCAGCCAGTTCCGCTTTTCCGCCAGCGCACAGCCGACGAAGGAGGATCAGCGGTATCTGGAAGCGGTCGAACGCGGGGATGTGGAGACAGTGCAGCGGATGGTGGACGACGCTGCGACGATGGCTGGGTACACAGTGGACGCGTACCACGGGACGCAGCAGTTTGGGTTCACGGAGTTCCTGCGGGAGAAATCCGACAATGGAGGAGCGTTTTACTTCACGAACGAGAAAAGTGTTGCGCGAACTTACGCAGGGAGCACCGCGGAGGTGCGTGAAATTGTGGAAAATACGGTGCGGGAAGAACAGACAAGAAGAATCGAAATAGCAAAAAAGAAGAAGCAAAGCGTCATTGACAGAATAAAAAACAAAACAATTGATGAAGTTGCGGAGGAACTCAAAAAAGAAAGAAACAAAGAGGAAGGCTTGTATGTAGAAAGCGCCGAAGCAGTAGACCCACGAGAAGAGGTAGGGAAACTGGCCAAGTGGGTGGCGCAGACCGCAGCATACAACGCGAAAGAGACAGCGCCGGAAACAGTAGAAATGGCAAAAAGGCTAGAAGAAAACGTAGAAAGCGGGGATTATGAGGAAGCGAAGGAAATAGCAAGAGAGGTCAGAAAGGCGTGGTACGAAGCGATGTACGCGGAGGGGAGCGCACTGGACTATGAGGACGCGGAGGCTGTCGGCGACCTGATCCGAGCTATGCAATTCGTAGATGCAGGGGAAAAGGTCATCAAACTAATAGAAAGCGATAGCGGAGCGCCGTCATATGCGACGTATTATACGCGCCAAAATGTCATCGAAGAAATGACGAAGGAAATCGACGAAGAAATCGAAGAAATACAAGGGGAAGAAGGATTGTACCATGCAAAGATCGACCTGGGGGAATCGCTGGAGATCAAGGCGAATGGAGCCGCGTGGAATAAGATAAAAACACGGCTCCCGGAAAGCGATAGGGTTATCTGGTCGACAAGGTCACTGGAGCGAGAAGCAGAAGCGTCGGGATATGATAGCCTTGTTGTGCGTGACGTTCTGGATGTGGGAGGTCGAAGCAGAGACGAGGCAAAGACGGCGGATGTTTTCGTGATCTTCGATTCCAACCGCATTAAATCCGCCGACCCGGTCGTGTATGATGATGCGGGGAACGTGATCCCGCTGTCGGAGCGGTTCAACCCGAAGAAAACAGACATCCGATGGTCCTCGCAGGACGGGCGGTATCGGGATCTGATGGGGGAGAAGGCTGCGCAGTACACCAGGCGGGCGGAAAACTTCCTGCTGGCGAAGATCGCGGGGAGCTTCGGCGTTTCGCCGGAGGCGAAGCGGGAGACGCTGCAGCCGTTCACGGAACAGATCGTGCGGAAGTTTTTGCAGACCGGCGAGCTGGACAATAAGCTGGTGGGCGATTTGGTCGACGCGGCGGTGGAGGTCAGCATGGAGGAAAACCAGTCGTACTACGAGGAGTACAAGGGGATCCTCAAGTTCATCGAGAATCAGAAGATCTCCATCCCAGCGCAGGACAAAGAGGATATCCGATACTGGAATCAGTTCCGGCAGCAGGCGGCGAAGAGCCTGCAAATCAGGGACGACGGAATGCCGGTGCGTGACGTTTACTGGACGCTCCACAAGAAGGCGCCGCAGCTGTTCCCGGCGAGCAACAAAACGGCGGGCGCACAGATCATGCAGATCTACAAGGTCGCCGAAGGAATCCGGAAGACGCGCGAATGGATCGAGGGCTACAAGGGCGTGGACGCGGCAGAGGTCAGCAAGGTCAAGCAGGATGTGTTCGAGGCCAGAGCGACGAATGCGCGGCTGGACTGGGCGAAAAATGACGCGAGGAATGCGGTCAAGGAATTTGCCGCAGATCTGCGGGTCACGCAGCGGTATCTCGACCGGCAGAAGAAGGCGAAGGACCTGCTGGGGCTGGCGATCCCGCAGTCGGCAGGAGAAGCGTTGGAACTCAGCAAGGAGGTCAAGAAGCTCCGTGGGCGTGTGCAGTATGTTATGAATAAGAACCTGCTGACGGCGGAAGACCAGAAGATCGTCGGCGCGCTGCTGCGCGGAGATATCAGCGAGGAAGCCGTGCGGAAGATGAAAAACAGCAAGGGCATTCTGGACGTCTATGAGGCGAAAGCGGCGTATGACGCGCGGATGCTGACGCTGCGGGCATGGCGCGTGCAGAACAAGCAGCGGATGCTTGACGAGGTGGACGCGGATCTGGACGCGGCGAAGTTTGACCAGTGGGCCGACAAGGGGTCCGGCTGGGGCTACGACACGGAGACGCCGGAACGAAACTTCGCGGATGTGATGCGGAAGATCCCGGGCGGCGATGTGCTGGCGAAGAAGTTCAATAACAAGTATATCTACAAGATCAAGCAGAACGAGAGTGCACGGAAGAACTTCATCCTTGAAATTCAGGAGCGGGTCAAGAAGCTGGATATCAGCGAGAAGGTCATGAGAGGGAACGCAGACTCCGAGGCTTACGTCGTGCAGCTGCTGGGCGAGGCACAGGAGAACGCGGAGATGCTGAAGGGGCAGGACGCGGAGGCGAAGAAGGACGGCAAGACCTATGAAGAATGGCTGGCTGTCATCCAGAAGCTGAAAGCGGATAACCCGAACATGGACTTCGCAAAGATCGACAAGGCAATCACGGAGTTCCATAAGATCTATGATGAGCTGCTCGACATGATAAACCAGGTGCGCGTGCAGTTCGGCTATGACCCGGTCTCCTACCGGCGCGGGTATTTCCCACACTTCACGGAAAATGAGGAGAGCATCCTTGCGCGGTTTGGGCGGGAGCTAGGCTTCACCGGGACGGTCTCACCGCTGCCGACGACGATCAACGGACTGACGTCTAGATTCCGGCCGGGCATCCGGTATTTCAAGAATGCCAACGAACGGCTGGGCTACGCGACGGCGTACAATGCGATCAAAGGACTTGATCTGTATCTGGATACGGCGAGCGACGTGATCTTCCACACGGAGGATGTGCAGCGCATGCGGGCACTGGAGACGCAGATCCGTTACCGCGCGAGCGACGAAGGCATCCGGCAGCAGATGGACGCGATCAAGGCAAATAACACGCTTGACCCGGACAAGCAGCAGCAGCTGATCGATGAGCTTTCGAAGAATGGGCGGACGCGAATGTCGCACATGGCGGCATGGCTGACGGAGTACACGAACGTACTGGCAGGAAAGCGAACCGGTGCGGACAGATGGCTTGAAGAGCATATCCCGCAGAAGATCTACAACTTTGTGCGGAAGGCCCAGCAGCGCGTGGGCGCGAACATGGTCGCGGCGAATATCGGCTCGGCGGTCACAAACTTCATCCCACTGACGCAGGCGTGGGCGCAGACGAGCACGGTCAATATGATGAAGGGCATGTGGTACACGCTGGCGAACTACGTGCAGGCGGACGGGCTGGACCAGCAGTCGGTCTTCATCAACAACCGGAGCGGGTATCACGGACTTTCACAGTCAAGCATGGATAAGGCGTCTGAGATCGCGGGCTGGGTGATGGAGCATATCGATGGATTTACGACGGGGTCCATCGTCCGGGCGAGGGTGATCGAGAACATGCAGCGCGGCATGTCGCAGCAGAGCGCGCTGGAGGAAGCCGACCAGTTCGCGTCCGGCATCATGGCAGACCGCAGCAAGGGCGCGACGCCGCTCATGTACACGGTGCGCAGCCCTATCGTGAAGATGTTCACGCAGTTCCAGCTGGAGGTCAACAACGAATTGAGTTGGATATTCAAGGACATGCTCCCGCAGGAACGGAAGAAGGGCGTTCTGGCTCTGGTGAAGGCGCTGCTGAAATTCCTCATCGGCGCGTGGATCTATAATGAGGCGGCAGAAGCGATCTTTGGCAGGCGGCCGGCACTGGACCCGCTGGACATGCTGAACGATACGGTCGGCGACGTGTCGGGGTACAAGGTGCCGAACACGTGGCAGGCGATGGCCGAGTACGGCGTGAAGCCGAAGAACTGGGATTATACGACGGAGAAGAAGACGCCGGAGGAAGTATGGAAGGGCTTTGCGAGCCGCGTGGTCGACGAGCTGCCGAACACGCAGCTGCTGGCAATGTTCGGGCTGGACGAATGGATGGGGCTTGATCTGCAGGGCAACCGCATTGCGGTCATCTCGGCGTTCCCGGATATGGAGAAGGTCAACAAGGCGCTGCTGTCGAGCAAAGAGGACATGGCGACGAAGAAGAAAGCGCAGGTGCTGGTAGACGAGCTTTCGAAGCCGCTGTCGTATGCGGCGCTGCCGATGGGCGGCGGACAGGCACGAAAGAGCCTGCAGGGCATCATGTCCGTGGTGAACGGCGGCAAATACAAGCTCAACAACGAGGGCGAGCAGCAGCTGCAATATCCGACGTACACAGACCGGCCGGGCGATGTGCCGCTGAAGCTGGCGCAGGGCGTGCTGTTCGGCAGGACGGCGACGCAGGAGGCGCAGGACTGGATCGAAAATGGATTCAAGTCTTTGTCCGTCAAGGAGACGAAAGCCTATCAGGCAATCACGGAGGGCGGCGAGGACCAGAGGAAAACCTACACGTTCGTGCAGGCGATCAAGAACGTCGAGAAGGAATACGACAAGAAGATGCTGCTCAAGAGCTACAGCATCAGCGACACGGCAAAGACGGCGTATTTCTATCAGGTGTTCGCCAACGAGGACCAGCAGAAGGAGATGGACAAGCTCGACGAGCAGGGCAAGATCGACTTCATGAAGAAGTACCTCGCGGAGGCCGAGGACAACCACAACCGGGACGAGCTGCGCGACGCGGCGGTCGCCGGGACGGTCACGCAGGAGAAGGCCATCCAGCGGATGGTCGCCAACGACTGGGCAAAGGACGAGGATGACGCGTACTGGAAGTACCGCGAGTGGATCCGGAAGGCGGACGACAAGGACTACAAGATGTACGACGATTTCCTGAACGCAATCGAGGCGGGCGGCGACGTCAAGGAGGCGGCGAGGGAATACCTCGAGCACGGGAAGGAAGCAAAGGATCTCAGCAGACAGATCACGACGGCGTACAAGGAGCAGTATCTTGCCGCGACGCCAGAGGAGCGGAGAAAGCTCAAACAGAAGCTGCTCGAGATCTACGCGGCGCTGGGATTCAACCGGAAGGAGAAATCCAAGGATATCGACGACTGGGTGAAGGACGCTGCAAAGG